CTACTTACTGACCACAAGCGGCAAATCCAGTGTTGGGGTGATTTTGGTTTTACGATCGTAAATCAACACCTGATTTTCTGTTTTGTGTCCACTGAAAATTTGTTTGTCGCGACTGCTGCCTTCGTAATCTGAAATCCCTTTGGCTTTTATGTCATGGAAGTTGCACCCAAACGGAACGCCGGCTTTTTGCTCGGCTGCACGTTTAGCCTGATTCCACCAGTTGTTCAGCGTCTTGGCTATTACCTTCCCGCCTTTGGTTGTGTTGATCACATACTCGCATGTGCCGGAAGATACATTTCGGGCTAACTGGATCGCCGTACGTAATCGTGGAGACCATTCCTTGATTTGTTTAGTGCCGGTCTTGTTTTGCTCAATGTAAATCCCTTTATCCATAATATCCTGCCATTTCAGCTCGAGTACATCACCGAGCCTTGCAGCACAAAGATAGGATATCTCCATTGCAATACGTAACTGTGGAATTGCTTCCGCATATATCGCAGCATACTGTTCATCGGTGATGTAAACAGTACGGGCTTTAAGCGTGAATTTTCTGACTCCTTTGCATGGATTATTTTTCACATACCCACGCTCATACCCCCATCCGTATACACGGCTCAGACTTGCCAGTTCATGGTTTGCCTGGGTCTTACTCTCGAGTCCTCGTTTATCCATGAAAATTCTTACCTGCTCAATTTTTACATTATCAGCAAGTACTTTTCCGAATACCGCCAGCAATGCCCTTTGATGTTGCTGATAATCTTTTTGGGTTCGGGGTGCCAGTTCTGTAAATGCAGGGGAGTCCATAAACATGTGCCATAATTTAGCGACGGTCATTATGTTGTGAAGTTTTGCTTTTTCCAGTTCATAATTTTGCCAGACTTTAGCCACGCTGGTTTCCCGCACTCTACCGAGTCCTATAGTTCTTGTGCTTCCTTCGGGTTTCCATACGTAACTGTAACCATTCGATCTAACACGTGGTGGCAGTGCATTATCTTTTTTGTTTTTTCTTGGTCTTCCCATTGTTCAGCGCCTCAAAATCGGGTTCAGCAGAAACCAGTTCAGATATTTTCGACATTGCTGTCAGCCCGTGCGGAACATCCCGGCGAAGAACTATTGGTTCGTTTTTAGGTCCGATTACAAACGGGATGCCGTGCAGCCTTAGCTGATGTTGCTGTCTTGTGTATCGCTCGTATCTCGTGATCTCTTGAATCTCTGCTGGCGATAGAGTTAATTCGTACATGTGGTCACGTGCCTTACAGCATGACCGCCGCCAATATAATTTGGAGACGGCGATCAGGGTTGAACATTAAAAATCAACCGGATTCGGGATCAGTTTTTGCCAGATTGCTGAAACGTATTTTGCCTGGTGACGGGCGTCATCCAGTGCATTGTGGCGCACGCCTTCGAATGGAATAACGGTTCTGGCATCAAAGTCGATTGTTTTTCCCAGCTCAACGATTGTGCGTACATCGCGATCGTTGTGGTAGCGCCACGGGCAGGGGATGTCCAGACGTTCGTATGAGGTGCGCAAAATTGCGTTATCGAAAGTTGCACCATTACCCCATACCTGAACGAATTTTTCATCTGAGTATTCGTTGATGAACTCCCGAAACCGCGAAAGGGCATCCTTCAGTTTTACCTGGTCTGTTAAAATGGCTGCTCTGGCTTCACTGGACTGCTTCAGCCACCATTCGATGGCTCCACCGTCAGGAACAGCCCCTGTATTCATTGCGTCAGTCAGACTGATAACGATATAAAATACTGGCCCGATTTCCCCTGTTTGTGGGTCGAAGAAAACCGCACCAATAACCACGATGGGCGCATTGGTGTTGGCTCCCATCGTCTCAAGGTCGATCATCAGGTGATACCACGTTTTGCTGGTGGACTTATATTTATGATGGCTGGTCACCACAATTAAGGGATCTGCCGTCTCACCAGTTTCATTATCGCTGGCGTGGTCCTGAGCGCTGCCAGCATTCTCCTTGTGTGGATGTTCAGCGCCTTCCATTTCCTCCGGATCATTTTCCTGAACTTCAACCTGATTCTCTTCATCGAATGTTTCCTGGTATGTTGCGTCGCCCATCGCCGCGCCACAATCAGGGCAGTTGCCGCCACCGCTCTGACCGCAGGCGGTGCAGACTTTTTCCGGTTCCTGTTGCGCTACTGGCTCAGGTTGTTTCGTTTCTGGCTCGTTTTGTAACGCATTTTGGCTGTTTTGTTCCGCTTTCTGGTCGTTCTGTTCCGATTCTTGCTGGTTCTGGTTTACAGAATCGCGGGTTTCAATCCCCTTCACCCATTTCGGATCATTCGGGTCGCTAATCCCTGCAACAAATTCTCCGCGAGAGGCAGCAAGCAACTTATCGGCGTCAGGCTGGCTGATATTGGCTGCCTGCATAATTTTGTTTACTTCGTCAGCGGTAACTTTTACCGGCCCTGGTTGTGCGGTCGTGTCAGATGCACCAGTATTTTGTTGTGAACCTGAGTATGTACCGTTTTTGCGGGCGAAATATTCTTCTTTCGTGATTTCAGTAGCCCCGGCAGCCAGTGCCTTATCCAGACCAGAAAGTTTGTTTGCGCGACCGTATTTTTCGCAATCCTTGTCGGTGAAGAGGAAGTAGAACGGCCCCTCACGCTCTACAGATGGTTCGACTTCCACTTTGCATTCGGTTTTTTCGTTGTCCGGAATTGCCGTTTCCACTGCATCAGTTTCTGGTGCTGGCGACGAGAGAGTGTCAGTTGCGCTCTGATTTGTTCCTTCATCTTCAAACACGCCCTTTGTAGTCAGGTATTCAGTAATGTATTTGTTCAGTGCCACAGGGTCTTTGTGAATGTCGATCGGACGTTCACGGACAAGGCCAAAAATAGTCTGGCGGTCGTAGCGAAGGGCATCAGGCTGTTTGCGCATTGATGCCGAGATACGCTTCCAGTCTTCGCGGTCGTTGTCGATAACTTCATTTTTTGCCCAGCGATGGATGCTGCCGTCAATGTTTCCGGCATCCACATCACCAGGCCAGAGAGCGTAGGCCAGTTCGTGATCCAGTGCTTTCCATGTCTGCTTGTATTCGCGATGAATGGCAGCAATGACCAGGCTGATTTTTCCTGTTGAATTTTCAGTGTGCTGTTGATTGGCTCTGGCGCGGGCGAGATCAACAACAGACGTGTATTTTCCGGTTTCCTTGCGTTCACCTTCGCGACGTTTTTTCCAGATGCGCATCTCTGCCTGAATTTCGGGCCATTTGGCACCAGGCTTACATTTATGCTTAACCCACCCGATGGCATGCAGCTTAAGCTCCGGATACATGGCGTTAACTTCTGGCATTTTCATCAACGCTTCAACGATATGTCCGTCGAATGTTGCCATGTCTTCCTGCAACAGTTCCTGCGCACTAATCACCATATCAACGGTGATGTTTTCACATGTGTCGAACTTAACCATGACAGCGTTCTGTACTTCAGGGGCCAGCTTGTCAAAAGTGACGTTCATCAGATCGGATTCAGTCTCAACCGGGACAAAAGAAGCAGAATCCTCATCCCAGCGGTTTTCCTGCATATATTCAGCATCCCATGAATCGAGGGCAGGGCGGGGTATGCCAGGTTTATCCTCGCAGATAATAAATTTATAAGCGCAGTCCTGAGCAGCCGGATAATGTTCCAGGAATTGCCAGTGAAATTTTGCGCGGGCGCGACGTTCATCACCGGCTTCAATGGCAGTGGCTACAGCGACTGCACCTTCTTCCTTTATTGCCTGTTCGTCCGGAATGGCGGCGCAAATAAAGACTTTACTCATTTTGTTTTACCTCATTACAGATTTAAGGGTGAACAAATCCCTGCCATTTCTGGCATATAAGAATGAAATCGGATGTTTATTACGGAACTGTTTTAAAGACCTGCCGGGATTTCGTTATTATCCTGGTGAATAACTTTATCGACCGGGTAACAGTTACCGGGAATTTTCTGTTCGGTTGCTGCAGTCACACACTCCTGCATTGTCCTGTGAACACTGACTGCAATATCAACTGGCTCTTCGGAAACAAGAAAAAATGTCAGAACAAGTGCAAATGCTGTATTCATTGCCAGCATCCTTTTTGTATCGGACGTAAACGGGCCAGCATTGAAAGAATGCATATTTTATTTAATAACTCCCGTTCGTGTTTTCTCTTGTTAATGGCATCTTCAGTAAATACAAGGTTACTGATAGTGACACCAATTTCAAAACAACCTTCAGACGTATTAACGTTTGGTAATAACGTTTCCATTATCGCGTCCTCAACAATGAATTTTGTGATGCAGTGCCTGGTGCCTCCAGGTGACGTTAACCAGTTAACAATTAACGCCGGATACAGAGAATCCACCCATAACACTGTTTTTGGTTTTAACTGTTCCTCGTGCGCTTAGCCGCATTCACCGCATCACAAAATTCACTTTAAAAAGGGCGGCAGAGCAGTCACGGAGTAAAACTGATACCGCCAAACGTCACCAGAAAATTGATAACAGAGGGCGTTGCAGCGGGGTTGTCACTTAAGCGTATGGTCAACCTGACAACCCGGTGTCCTCAACGGGGAAGGAATAACCCCTCCATACTTACCGCCGCGCCATTTCGCGGATTGCCACAACCGGAAGCGCACGGTCGACGAAAATTTAACGACAGGCTATCTATGAACCAACAACCTCGCCGTGCGCTTTCGCGTTATGCTCTGACTTTTCAGAGAAATATCCTTTCAGTAAACTGTCAGTGCCGGATGTTCACCCGTGTCCGGCGCACGCACTCCATTTCACCCGTGGAGAACTCCTTAATTACCAACCCTCAGGAGGGTGAATGTTAAAATCAACTCTTATTGCTAAATGCCTTTATCAAAATCGCATGGTAAGCAGCATTTCAATAGGCGAGACTGCAGTTAAAAGTATTTTCGAAGAGTACTTTCCCGGGCATGATTTTAATAAATGGAATACCAAATTACCGCCAGCAGTTTCAACGCGTATTCTGAAAGCAACTGAAAGAGCAAGTACAATTCGCGTTAACTATTTCATTAAAGATTTGTGGGATCTTTGATATCCACAGAGCCTAAAGTATGTGCATATGGATGTGCTATTGTGCGCCCTCGCAGATTTGCATCATTTTCTAAATTCACTGAACGAAACAGGGCATCAACAAGGCTCTGTACAATGCAAAGGCAATCGAAGACTGTCGCCGTTTCTGTTTTGATTGATGAAAGAACATGGCCATTCACGCAAACAGAAATTACCCGTTTATTAACATCGCTTTCCTGCTTTTGATTATCAGAACCATATAGCCCAGAAAAAGCATTGCGCACATTACGAACCATATTATCGATGGTTTCTTTTTTGGTGTATGCCGGGTCAATTTTCACCAGACTATCACCGAGAGTCGTTGCAGCAATTGTCTGGATTTCTTTTGGTAAATCTTTAAATTCCATTATTAGCCTCGTTGGTTAGCTATTAACGCGGGTATGTAATCATTCTGGCAATGCTTAATGCCGCTGCTTTTTCCAGCCTGGTGATATCCTGCTCCAGAGCGGACAGATTTTCAGCCTGCTTAGCCCTGGCTTCATTGGCCCATTTCAGATCCTGCGCTGCATTAATTTTCTGGCGCATCCACTCATAAAGTTCATCATCGGTATAGGTCTGGCGCGATGATGACGGGTTCTCGTTTCTGCATACTGATTCCTCGCGGTGCTGTTTCGCTTATCAGCCGTTAGATTTTGCCGAACTGGAAAGCGCCTGTTTAAATTCGTTGAAGCTGTGAGCTTCTTCGCCTTCGGCAAGGCCTTCGAAGTATTCTTCGTAAGCCTTTTCCATGATTGTGTCAAAATCCATATCACTCACCTGAGTTTCTTTCCAGCCAGCGACGGGCACCATTTTCGGTTTTAAACGTTTTGCTTTTGGTATACGTCATTGCGGTGAAGGTGCCGTCCTGGTTTGGAAACACGCCGTACACCAGAGATTCGTTGTTGCCAAGATCGATAGTATCCAT